TATATCAACTACGGCGACTACAACCCTACACTTTGCGACTATATCAACAGCGTACAGTGGATAGACTCAGACGAGTAGACCCCACGGCCGGCGACTCGAGAAGCGCAACAGCGCACAACCTCGAGGCGCTACCCGTGTGACCTAACCATCACACCTATAACAAAATGACAACAACTAACAACAAGATACAGGTGGAGCAACTCAACCAAGCGCACCGCAACCTCGAGGACCTCGATTTCAGAATTGCGAAGATTGCGCTCATCCTCGAGCCAATGGCAACAGACACGGCCACAGTTATAAACAAGAAGTTTTGGGATAAGTATTTCCTTGTTAAACCAGCACAAAAGAACGACGGCGACGACTGGAGCCGGAAGCCTTACCACGAGTTCGAGCTACTAGCTCCCCGCTACTCATTCGAGAAAGGACAAAAGCGAATCAACCTCGGACGCACTGAGCATCCTACACGCTACGACGGCACAGAAAACGACTGGGGCGCACGATACGGCGACTACTACGACGTACTAGTACCAAGTGACAAGCGCGTGGAGATAGTGGAGGCATTACAGAAAGAGATAGAGAAGCTCATAACGTGGAGAGTGGAGAAGCTCGAAGAGATTGAAAAGCTCGGACAGGTGGACGAGGTGCAACTCAGAGCGGACCTCATAGCGGTATACGAGAAGCACGGACGACCAGCCGGCGTGTGGGACAAAATGTTAGACAGTCGCGACCTCTCAAGCTACAACTTGAACGACTAGCGCAATTATGCACAGCCGGAGCGCTGGAGGACCTACACGGGCAACCTCGAGCGCTTGCGGGTGGATATAATCAACCACCGAACAACACATGGATACAATTAAAAATATAAAAATAAACGAAATAAAAGAGGGCGATACTATTTTATATTACGCCTCATTTATTCGTAGATGCAAGATGTTAGATGATACTTACAGGGACAACTTATGGCTATCAAACGTATATAAAACACGCTCGAGAGCTCAAAAAACGCTAGACAAAAAACTAGAACAATTAAAACCTTATACAACTATAATCTAAAAAAATATGGAAACAAAAAACACATATCTTTCACATGGCTACACCGTCATGGACAAGTCAACACTTATCAATAGAGTGCTAGGGCTCAAAAAATAGCTATGACCAAAAAGCAACTTTTAAAAATTATTGACCACTTAGTAACTACTAACATAGAAGAGTGCACTTGTATACACTGCGACCTACAATTAAACGGCACTTATCTACAGGGAATACTACTAGCATATAACAACTAACAAAATGACAACAAAAAAATATAACGAGGCAACCTATACAGACAACAAGGGGCGAGTATTTAACACTTACTTAAAAGTAAAGGGCAAGCGCTACGACCGTGAGTATACCGTGAGTATACAACCATATGAGCAGGAGCAGGGCAGTCCGTTCGAGTCAATGATGATGTTTTCAGGCGTGAGTGTACGACTACACACGCCGGCACGCTGGAGCGATAAGAAAGTCGCGCTATATGATGCACTGGTAGATGAGTACACGGACCGGCTAGCGGAGAGCTTCACAGCCGGAGCGCAGGCGCAGAAGGATGCGGTACCGGAAGGCAACAACTACGTCTACTACTCGGACCGCGACCCATCCACGCTTGCACTACTACGCGAGCTACACGCCAGAAGCGCCACGCTATAGCATTGTAATCCCCTAGTGCATCGAGTGGACCAGAGGAGGCACACACGGTGTACTATGGGGCGTATAATCAACGCCACACTATAACAATGACAAAAGAAGACATAACAACAGCAGAGAGTCGACTATATGAGAAGTTCTACAGTCTCGAAAAAAGCACACAGGATAAAATACTACAATGGTATGGCATCCACAGTGTACGAGGACTATACCAAAATATATTGGAGCAAGCTAAACAAAACAAGCGACACGCGGACCGCCACGACTATGGAGCCGGAGAAATGGGGTACACTTCGCGAGAGATACGCGAGGAGGCGGAGGAGCAGGAGTCAACAAAACATATTGCTTCAGAGCTTGCACACCTTTACAGAGTCATACTCGACTACTTGTTCGAGTCAGAGATATAGCTTATGACAACATACTACATAACATCAAGCGTGGACAGTGAGAGCTATGTCAGGGACTTTGCAACCTACGAGGAGGCATATAGCTGGGTAGTGAATCACTTGGACTTATCAAAAAATTGGACTATAACAGTATAATTATGCAAAAAGAATATATACCTACAACAAGCAGGATGAAAGTGTATACAACGAAATACGAGCCGAACAAGGGCTATATACCGAGCGACAAGCTACGGATAGGCAACGACTCTTTCGAGAGCTTCAGCTTCACGCATCTACCGGAGATACAGAAGGTGTGGAAGCGCGTGGAGATGAGTTACAAGAAAGACATATACATCAATAAGCCTATTATGTATACCGATACAATTGAAACGGTTATTGATATGTTTTTAAAAAGGGAGGGACTGACAATGAAAAAGATGAAGTATTTTTACTTCAACTTCAATCACGATGGGGTGGACATTTTTATCAATCTCAACATCTAACACTATGCAACAATACACACTAGTACAACAGCGGATATGGGACAATGATGACACTGTCTATTTTTGCATCAGGGGCGACTTTTTCGAGTGTATAGCGTGGATACACCGGAACACGGGCTACAGTATGCACCACGCAACGACTCAGGAGGGATATAAACTATTAAACTATAAACTATAACAATTATGCAATCATATAAAATTGAAATCAGTGAGGTAAAGAAGTACATTTTTGATGTACAGGCAGAGAACGAGGATGAAGCTCGAACAAAGGGCTATGAAGCTTGGCATGAAGCAGTGGAGAATGGGATGGTACATTATAACGCGATAGGCGATGCAGATACAGATATATCTATGGTATACGACGTTACAGGGTCAGATGATGATGCTTTTAATAATAACAACTAACAACTATGAAAAAGAAAACAGAAGTATGCTACTGCACAGACAGCGAGCTATCAATACCACACTACATGGACGACCATGAATCAACACTCGAGCAGGATACTGACAAGTTAGTAGCTAAGTACGGCTTCGACCGGAACGAACAGCACTATGGAGCGCTGAGTGAGGTGGAGGATGATGATGAGTTGAATGACATGAGAGAAACACTCTTAGACTTCTTAGAGAAGGGGATGAAGGAGGAGTATATTAACAAGTTGCATCTACTGCTCGAGGTGGAGTATCAATTATCAAGTAGAGAAGGACAATAAATACATATGAACAACAATTATAAAACACGGTTAACTGTAGCGCTTAATAACATGGCTAGTAACTATCAATTTAGACCTAATGCAACAAAGGAACAGAAAAGAGAAGACTATGATATTTTATTGGACTTTATAACAACAAGAATATAATATGATGACATTTTTAGCGGTATTGTTTGTTATACTTATAGTATGCACTCTTATAAGTTTCTTCTTGTCATAGCTCTTGGAGCTATATCAGGATGGGCGGTTTCAAATTATCAACCTAACATACTAGCGTTATGTACAGAACAGAATGTGATAAAGAGTCCTACTCAAAACACGGAGCGGAAGCAGTAAGAAAAAATCTATATGGTAAGCGTAAGATTAAGTTGCGCATCTACCAGTGCGATAAGTGCCACCAGTTTCATTTTACAAGTAGAATAGACACTCTATGAATCAATCAATACAAGGTAAACGTGCCGGATATAACTCAAGGCAATCGTCCGAGAGTAAAGAGTGGGTACTGTATTGGAAGATAAAGTTTAATGAGGTACCTCTAACAAAAGAGAATCATCAACTTTATAAAAGGTTAGAAAAAACATTAAAAACAGAACGTTTCTTTATAAAAAGATAAAATTATGACAGAAAAAAATGGAGCCGGATATACTCCGGAGGTGGAAGACGTACCAGCTGGACTCTACGATGTGGATGTAGAGCAGGAGAATGAAACAATATCAGTGACTTTCTCTGAGAATGAGGTGCAGGAATTGATGATGGGTGAGGAGATGAGGTGGACTGTAACTCTTAAAAATGGAAAGAATGTAGACATTATTTTTAAACAGGAGCAACCATCGGACTATGAATAGAATACAAGCATCAAAAGTTGGAATCGAGAAGGAGCCTCATGTTATTAAAAGTAACATCATGGAATGTGTAGAACAGGGCAGATATTGTCAAGGGAAGTTTATTGCAACTCGAGAAGGACAGACTGATACTTGTATGAAATGTATGGAGATGCTCGACGGAGAAATGCCAAAACGTATTGAAATAGAAGGAGGGTATAAGATGAAATGGTCGTAAAATACTCGCTACATACATGTAGCTTGACACCGACATAACAATCGTGCTATACCTGAATCGTGCAGGTAACTTAACAGCTAAAAAATGATAGTAAACTATCAAACAAAACATATGGGATTAGACAATCGCGCAGAGGGGAATTTTATTACAATACTAGGTGGGAAGTTCTGCCAGAAAGTTCCGGAAGGGACACAGGGGGCGGTGACTCGAACAAACAAGCTCGGTAAGACTGTTACAGAAAAGTTCTATGACAGTTTCACTGGTAAGCTCGTCGGTATCAAGACACAGGAAGGGACTTATGGTAAGAGTTGGATATTTTCTTTCAAAGATAATGCCGACGTATACCACCTACAATTAAGTTACAGCAACAGTTTCGCAACAGCATTGTTAAAGATGCTACCGAACGTTGACCTTACAAAAGAAATGAAGGTCCAGCCGAGTGTTAAGGAAGTTGATGGAAAGAATAAGTCATCACTCTTTATCAATCAGGATGGACAATCAGTGAAGCATGCCTACACTAAGGATAATCCTAACGGACTACCTCAGATGACTCAGGTGACTGTTAAGGGAGAAAAGATATGGGATGATACAGACCGCATCGAGTTCCTTTATCAGATGGTGATGAACACAATCGTTCCGAAGCTCGAAGGCTTTACCGGAGCTACTAATAGCCATGATGATGACCTAGCAGTTGATACAGGTACAGTAGTAGGTAAAGGAATGGACTTGGAAGAGGAGCCTCCATTTTAAGTAATAATCAAACACTTCGGTGTTTGAAGGCCCGTCAGTTTAACAGGGGTTTGCCATCTTTTCTGTACTGTTAGGCGGGGTTTCAAGCACCAAAGTTGATTAAAAAAAGTTTAGGTGTACACTAGGTATTGAATAAAACAAACATGCTACAAACAACTAACAACCTCACAACCAAAAACCTCTTAATAACATCCACCTTTTTCTGTAGCAGGTTTGGGGTATTGTTGTTAGGGGGTTTTTGCTTGCGAGATAATTTGAAATAATCTATGGCTAAAACGTATCAATTTTTAGATTTTTTTCCGAATCACGTTTATCGTTATATTGACCAAACAGGAGCAGGACGACCGCCGGTTACATCAGAAGAGAAGAAGAGTGAACTCAATTTAGCAGGATATGAGTCCTACTACACAGTGAACGGTTTCAAGGGAGGAGCTGATGCTAAGAAAGAGAGCTGTACTAACCTCAACGCCTTTTTTATAGACATCGACGGGAGAAAGGACAAGGAGGAGTTGGAAGCAATTAAGAAGAAGCTCGACCCGACTTTCATTATCGAGACAGGCCGTGGACATCACATCTACTGGTGTTTGGATGAGGGGCTATACAAAGAGGACTGTACACCGGAGGAGTGGGCTAAGGTTATGGCTCGCTGGGAGCGAATACAACAAGCTATTGTTACAGAGTTAAAAGCTGACCCTGTAGTAAAGGATATACCTCGAATCCTACGCGTTCCGGATACATACTACTGGAAGAAGTCAGGGGATGCTCACACAAGAGGTACTGAGGGGATTTTTAAGATTAAGGGAATCTATAAAGTACCAGCTAACGTATACTCTATGGACAAGATGGAGGAAACGTTCCCTACAGTAGAGTCAGTAGCGGATAAGAAAAGGGAGGAGCGTGCTAAGTCATATTCCGAATCAGAGCGCAACGACTTCTTTGAACGAGTGAATAGTAAGTATCCTATAGCTAACCGTGATAGTTTCAAAAGACTTATATCCGGAGAGGAGGGGACACTGCCTCCTAACATTCCATCTCGAAATGGAGCGCTACTTGTTGTTGCATCACTAGCAAGACAAGCTGGGTGGACTGTACAACAAGCTCAGGAACACTTTGTTAAGGTGGGGTGGCACGGTATAGAGAAGGAGCGAGGTGGACTCACTGAGATATATAACACTGTTAATTCTGCTTTCGGAGGAGGTTATACGTTCTCACATAAGAATGAAATTATTATTTATAACATGTCATCCGAGGAAGAGATAGCACTTCAGACAACATATACTGATGTTCTCAAGGATAGAAAAGAGAAGGACCGAGTACGTTTTTCAAACTACGAGAATGAGTTATTGGTTAAGCATCCGAATCTCAAGAAGAATGAAGCTGGAATTATATTCGACTATGATGGAGGTGTATATAAAATGCTCTCTGATGTTGAAATATCAAGTATAATCCTACGCGACTTGTACGACGATATGCTCTGGGGATACAGAACAGGGAAGTGTGTATCAGACAAGCTAAAGTGTCTACTCTCTATTATTCCTTACTTAGTTCTTAATGATGATAGAGATGCTTCAACGCTTAACCTCAAGAATGGACTTCTTAATATCAATACCCGTGTATTGCGACCTCATACACCGGAGTATGTATCACTTATACAGTCACCTGTATCATATGACCCTGAAGCTACTGCACCAACGTGGAATGAATGTATCAAAAGCTGGATGGAGGGGGATGAAGCTGAATCAAAAGCGCTGATGCTCCAGCAGTTCTCAGGTTACACACTCACACCTACAATGTCCTACGATAAAGCATTATTCCTAGTAGGGGACGGAGGTAATGGTAAGTCAACGTTTGTAGATACAATCGCTATGGTAGTTGGGGATATGGCAACCTCTCATATTGACCTCGAGGACCTATACGGTATGTTCGGTATGCAAGCGCTCATAGGAAAAAGACTGAATGTTATCGAAGAAGTACACGGCAACTACTACCAGAGTAATAAGTTGAAGAAGCTCATCTCAGGAGAATCTGTAACAGTTAATATGAAATTCAAAAATGCTTTCTATTTTAAACCTCAAGCGAAGTTCGTTTTTGCTGTGAACATTATGCCTCGAGTGGATGATACATCTGCCGGAATGGAGCGACGTACCTGTGCTATTGTATTTAAGAATAACTTCAGGAATCATCCTAATACAGCACTTCGTAACTCGGGGGGTGTACTTGCTCAGGAGCTATCAGGGATATTGAACTGGATGCTCGATGGGGTTAAGTCACTTCACGAGACTCATAAGTTTGTAGTCACTAAGGAACAAGAGGAACTACTCCGTGAGTACCGTCAGGAGAACTCTGCTGTTGAAGGATTTATTGCTGAGTGTTTGGACTTCGCTGAAGGAGCTACTGCTGGGACCCGTGAACTCTATGACAACTACAAGGAGTATTGTGTTAAGGATGGACGAAAGTTTAAGAGTAACATCGGGTTTACTAAGGAGATGAAGGCGCATGCAAAGAGATACGGGAAGTTTACTTTTGTAGACCGAAGCTTCGGAGGAGATGGCTCAAAGTTCGAAGGGGTTCGTGTGTCCGGTGGATGGGGAAGGGAATCGAATGTAAATGTTAGTCATTATCTAAACTCATAATATGATACCTCCATTATATGAACATCAACAGAAAATTATCAACGAGAACAAGAAGAGATGTGGTCTATTTCTCGGAACAGGCAGTGCTAAAACCCGAACAGCTCTCGAGCTTGCTGAAGGAGCCGTTCTCGTCATTTGTCCAAAGCAACAGCGTGAAGACAGAACATGGGAGCGTAACGCTGATAAATTCGGAATCATTGTCAATCTTACAGTCATCTCTAAAGAGGACCTAAGAAGAGACTGGGAAACATTACCCAGATACGACACAGTCATAATCGATGAGTGCCACAACAATTTAGGTGTGACTCCGGAGACAAGACAGCGTAAAGGGGTACAGATACCAAAAACATCACAGATTTTTGAAGCTACTTTTATGTACTTATCAAAGTGCCAACCAAGTAGGTTATACCTCTGTTCCGCTACTCCTGTTAGTAAACCTATGAACATGTGGGCTCTATCAAAGCTGTTCGGACATAACTGGAACTTCTTTGAATTTAGAAGTAAATACTATGCCGAGATACGAATGGGACAACGGCGCATCTGGATGGAGAGAAAGGACGATGCGACTAAAGCGAGAATGGCCGAGATTATTAAGAAGTACGGCTATACCGGAGGACTCTCGGATTTCTTTGATGTACCGGAACAGACTCATAAGGAAGTGATGATTGATATGACTCCACAACAGACTAAGGCTGTTAAGGACTTGATGCTCGCTGAAGCCGACCCGCTGGTGCGTAATGCGAAGATTAGAACAATACAGAATGGAGTTATGTACACGAAGAGAGTGGAGAAGATAGGAGACAGAACTGAAGTGATGCGCGACCATACTGAGATATTCCCGTCGAATAAAATAGAGTACATCCTCGAGCGAGCGATAGAGTTCCCGAAGCTCTTGATATTCGCAAACTACACGGCTCAGATTATTCAGATTGAAAAAGCTCTCAAAGCTGAGGGATATACTGTATCAACACTTACCGGACAGACTAAGGATAGGTCTAACTTGATACTAGATGCCGAAAATTCGAAAGCACACATCGTAATTGCTCAAAGTAGTATAAGTGCCGGTTATGAACTTCCGAGCTTCCCTTGTGTCATTTTTGCCTCAAAGAGCTGGCAAGCGGTGAACTACTCTCAAGCCCTCGGGAGAGTTCTCAGGAGTAATGCCCTGAAGAAGAATCTTTACATCCACTTAGTAGTAAAAGGTAAAGATGAGGACTGTCATAAGGCGGTAATGGCAGGAGAGGATTTCTATGAAAAGGTGCTAGAACAGTAATGTTGACACCGACATCTAATCATGCTACACTCAACTTTATGATAGTAGAACATTATGGAATAAAAGTAGATATACCAGCACCAAAATTTGGTAACGAAAGGGATATATATATCCGTGATGCGATGGAGGAACTTTATAAAGCTATCAAGAATAAAGCTAAAATGCCGGAGGAGAAGAAGAAAGAGAAAGTGAAAACGATTATGCTTTTACTAAAACAATTATCACAACAACTATGAAAGAAATTATACAAACAATGGCGTTAACGTTAGCTTTAACAACGGGGGTGATAATAGCTTTTATACTTTGTTTAAAATTGTTTATTAACTTAATTGCAGAATAATATGAACTGGGATTTTTTAGCAGGATACTTAACAGCAATATTACTTATGTGGATACAAGGTAGATTTAAGTAGAACATTTATCAACGAGGTGCATCTAAAAGTAGATTGAAGGAGCGTGCCGACTAATAAGGCACTTCTAATCTTTAAAAAGAAAGGTAAAGTGATTTTACTCCAGTCAATCTACTACTAGGTGCATCTCACAACGAGGGGGTAATAATAAATTATATGCGAATAAAAATAAACGCAATAGAGTTAAAAGAAATACAATGAAACAATCAGAAATGCTTAAAAAAATAACGTCACGTTTATCAACAGGAGAAGTTGTCATTGATGGCAATAAAATAGCCCAAGTTCTTGCTGAAATGGACGAAATTATACACAGATAAAACATACTAACTTATAAAGAAATGAAAGAAAAATGCAAAATATGTATGGGAATAGGAATATTTGAATGTGAGCATTCCCCACAACCAGAAGATTGGGAGAGTAGGTTTGAAGAAGAAAAGAATAACTTTCTTGTGTATAACTCACAAAGTGGAAGTAGGTTCTTGGATGAAGATAAAATCAAATCCTTCATCAAAACCGAGATTCGTAAGGCAGAGGAGATGGGGTATAGAAAGCACAGAGAGAAAATGCTAAAAGAAATGGGATTAGAGGAAGTTAAGAAGTAGATGTATATGAAAATAATAAAAGACATAGAGTCCACAATAGATATAAGATTCCATTTATGGGAAATTAGTAGATTAGTGATAATGCTTCAAAATAGTTCTAAAGCAAAAGTTGATGAAGATATGCTTAAAAAACTTAAAAAAGTATTAGAAGTTTTTGAAGTCTAATCCCCCACACACCATGCAAGAAAAGACATTAGAAAAAGAATTAGAAGACCTAACCTGTATAAATGGAGCAATGTATTTTGGGTCAGTTGAAACTCCATGCTCAGGTAGAGAAACAGGTGAGTGTTGCCAGTATGAGCAGACATACGAAGAAGCTATGAAAGAGCTAGTTTCTTTCATCTCTTCCCGAGAGAAGAAATTACAAGATACAAAATCTAACCGTAGAATGTACCAACTAGGATACGCAGATGCAGAAAAACACTATAGACAAGAGATAGAAGCTATCATAACTGCTTACTGTGATATAGATGATTATAACGTGGACAAGGTAATGGAGGACTTAACTAAACTAATGAAATGAAATGTACACAAACAAAAGAAAAAGTAGATTATTTAACAGGGTATTCATTAGGAATAGATAGGTGTAATGGAGAAATGATAGAGATAGGACTAATTGATTCTAATGAAAACGGAGATATAAAACTTTACCAATGTGAGTCATGTAAAAGTATTAAACTAATTTAATGATATGGCTACAGAATCAGGAATTACAGAAGATGAATTTAATAGACGTATGTTTTGGAGAAAAATTAAAAAGATATTTAACGTATGAAAATACCCTTCCCAGTAGAGTTTCTATGTGGCTGTGCATGTAAAGAGTGTTGCGATAGATTTATAAAGACAGGAGTAATAATTAAAGACTATGAAGACAAACCAATTCAAAAAGGGAATATTTTATGGGATTCTTTATTCAAAGGAAAGAAAAAAAATAAAAGAACTTCTAGTAGAACATTTTGGTAAGTGCTTCTGGTGTAAAATACCTGTAATTATATATCCACATGGAACATATATTTTTCCACCTGACGATTTAGCAACATTCGACCACCTTAAAAGTAAAGGTAGAGGTAGAAAATTAGGTGAGAACACACCAAAAGTATTATCTTGTCGTAAGTGTAATATGGCAAGAGAATATAAAAAACCCATCAATAAAGATGAGTAATTTACGCCTAAGGATGCCCTACTAAGTTCCTAACTAATTATAACATAAAAACCTGCCTGCTAAAAGGTAGTATAACATAAAGGATTATGAAAAAAGTAATATCAATAATAGCAAATAGTAGTGAAGGAGTACCGGACGAAGCAGTGTATCTCTGTACAAGAGAATTAGCTCGAGGAATTGGTACAGGAAGTGTAAATGTACACTACTTTTTAGTAGACGTTCGTTTTTAAATACTATGGCGATAAAACACGAAGCAAAGGCTCAGATAATATTCAACCAGTACCTACGAGAGAAAAAACCTTACGGGTACTTTGAGCTGAAGCATACTGATAAAGCTTACTTCCCTTTCTCGAAGATAGAACAGGTACAGTACGATGGTCTACAGGCCACAGAGAAAGAGGGATTCGTGTGGAAATTATCCGACATGGATTCACGACCGAAGCCGTGTGACTGTCTCTCTATGCCACCACTACCATCTTACGTTGTTGTATCTTTTGTGAGGACATTCTACTTTATTCGTATCAGGGATATTGTAAAAATGAAGGAGGATGGGAAGCTCTCAGTTACGCTAGAAGAGGCGAAAACTATAGCTGAAAAGATAGTCGATTACTAGGGAATATAGATTAGAAATTGGCTACTTACAAGTAGCTTGACACCGACACCTCTCTTATGCTACACTGAGCTAGTTATGAAAAAGAAAACACCGACATTCGTCCGAATTAACTCTCGAGTAAGACAGGACCAGCATACATTTATTAAAAAGTTAGCAAAGAAGAATAATGTGACTGAAGGAGAAATCCACCGTGACATTATAGACTCTTACATAAATAACTCATTCTAATATGAACTACGAAGCATACGCATTACTTGATACTCAAATCAAAGAACTCATAGCTAAAAAAGATGCCATGAGAGACGAGATGATTGCAGATTTTAAGTCACAGGGGATAGATAAAATTGAAACACCATACGGAAAGTTCTCAGTGACTCCACTCAAGTCATGGACGTATCCTGAGACAGTTCTATCACTAGGTGAGGAGTTTAAGGCCGCAAAAGCCAAAGCTGAGTCAACCGGTGAAGCTACATATGTAGAAAAGCCATCACTCAGATTTACTGAAGTAAAAATTTAAAACCATGTCCAAAAAAACAACAACCAAAACAGAAGTAGCAACAGCTACACCAACAGTTACTCTTATGAACTACACCATCAAAGCAGTTATCCCAACCGGACCATATGCTAATGTACAGCCAGAAATTACTGTACAAGCTAGTTCTCTTGCAGATGCTCAGGATTATGTATTACCTCACATTGATGCACTCTTTGAGAAGTATCTTAACCTCAGTGACCGTCCTAAGCCACGAGTAGTTGATACCACTCCCATAAAGCCACCTACTCCAGCTCCTGTTGAGAAGAAAGAAGGTGTAGCTTTTGTAAAAGCAGATGGACCTCACCCTACAGTTGAACAATTTACTCCAGCTCCAGAGGTTGTAGAACCAAAGAAGTTCGAAGCTGAACAGCCAGCATCAACAGCATTTGATAAGGCTAAAATGGCCGTAGAATCATGTAGAAGTATTGAGGCTCTTAATATGATAGCTGAGAAGATTGAACAGTCTGTAAAGCTCGATGCGCTCGATAAGGCGGACCTAAGTGTACTAGTTGAAGTTAAGAGAAAAGAGTTCTAGTATGATTGAGAAGATTATTCTTCCCAAGGTCCACCTTAGTTGGACCGCTATGAGTACATGGAACTCCAATCCGGAACGCTATAAGCGTGAAGTGTTCGAGGGAGGTCCGAAGCTCGAGACAAAGTTCTTGGACTTCGGTAAGAAGATAGCGGAACTGATTGAGCTCGGACAACATACAGAATTACTTCCTGACTTACCGGTTTATGATACTCCGGAACATAAGATTGAATGTACAGTTGCGGGGATTCCGATATTATCATTTATCGACTCCTACGACTCAAAAACAAACAACTTCCTTGAGTATAAAACCGGTAAGATTCCGTGGACACTTAGTAAAGTGCAGAAACATGACCAGCTCGTATTCTATGCCACGGCACTGAAATGGAGCACCGGCCGTATGCCGGAGTGTTGTGACCTAGTGTGGATTGAGACGATTGAAAGAAAGCCGGAACAAGTAGACTTCTGGAGAGATGAAAAAAAGACTCTCGAGGTTACAGGTAGACTTAAATCGTTTCATCGTGAGTTTGATGAAAGGGAGATAGCTCGAATGGAGCAACTTATTATTAGAACAGCGACTGAAATATCAGAAGCATATAAGCAGTATATAGACACGTTATGAAACCATTAAACAAGTTTGAACTTTGGGTTATAAGTATTATTACAAATGATAGATATTATCTAGTCATGGCAGATGATGAGGAAGTTCTTGAGAATGCTAGACACATGAGAGCTGATGATATGATTTCTATTTTTTCATCAGTAAAAAGTTCAATTGAGAAAGCTCTTAATGTTAAGATTAGTACAAGTATTGACAGAGTTCAGGACGATAAACCTAAGAAAAAATCTCGAAAAACAGTTAAGAAGGTAGCAAAGAAACATGAATAATTTCTCAAAAGAGGACTTAAAAAATATCCTCGCACTTCTCAATAGACTTAATAATATAAAAGGCGATGAGGCAACAACTGTAGCAATACTACAGCAGAAACTCAACAACGCTATAGCACAAGAACCAAATGTTGAACCTACCACTGTACAGCAACCAGAAGCTACTCCTTAGTTTTGAATATGGAGTAATCCTCGCCAAGACAGCGCAGGAGCTCGGATTTGAAATTACAAAAGACATGATGATAAGAGCTGAAGAAATTATAATAGCAGAGTTTAAAAAGAATAGCCCCATGAAGTTATCCACCGAAATGGTGACTAACATACTTGCTATGACTGAACCTTCATAGTATTATTTAATTGTACTTCTGTGGTACTCGTAAGGGCAAAATGTTATATAGAGAAATTCCTACTATAGACACTGTACCGACGATATTCTGGATTTATATTGTGTCAAAAAAACCACCGGTCCGTAATTATCTCTTCTCGATAACATATGACCTGGCGGTTTTTTTGTTTTAAAATTCGTATAAGTCTTTCAACTTGGTAAACTTCTTTCCTTCTTTGTGAGCTTTGATTTTTTCCTTAATATATTTAAGAGCATCTTTAGCATCCTTCACCTCTTGTTTTTGTCTGTAATACTTATCAGCCATGTCTTCTGCATACTTTGTTGTTTTACCACTCTGGTCGCCATAAAGCTCATCTAGGTATGTCTCATTAAACTTACCTTTACCTGAACTTTTATTAAGATTCAATTCACCTTTAAATTCACCTCTTTTACCTTCAAATTTTCTAAGTGATTTTACATTGAATACAGCGTTCTGGCTAATAAGTCTATCTAGGTTGTCTTCAGCAAAACTAAGCTCATCTTGTAAATCTTGGGGGATACTTACCTCGTCTTTAGGTTTTGGAGAGGCCTTAGATTCGATTTTAGTGGCTGGTTTTTCATACTTTTTTGCTATTTCTACTTTTTTTTTGGTATCACCAGTAAAAAGCTTTTTTTTATTTTCTTCTGGGCCTCTGTCTATTCTCTGTCTCATTCCTCCAACTTCACCTACATCTTTTGGTGAATATGGTTTACCTGTAGGGTTAGGTGTACCTTGACGATTAGGTGTAACAATTCTATTAGCAGGAGCTGGAAGTTGTTTTGTTACTCCTGAAGCACGCATATTCTGAGTGAAGTCATTCGCAATCTTTTCACCTTCAGTGAGTGGTTTGTAATACTGGTTAAGAGGTATTGCACCTTTTTCATTCTGTTGTTTCTGAAGTATTGCACTTACTTTATTCTTAGTAGCAGTATCAGCTTTTGCTTTAGGTCGTAGTGTAGAATTTCCATCACCAAGAAGGAGGCGCGCCTCACGAGCATCTCTTGAAGCTTTAACATATAATTCAAATTCCTTGAAAACTTCCGGCTCATTTATTTTCATCTCACGAAGAGCTTTCATCTTAATAGGATTAGACATACCTTCGAACAAGTCGATAGCACCTGAACTTAAATGAGAACCTCCAAGACCTGCTAGGTACCCACCTCCGAATGAACTACCTGCGATAAATCCACCAACACGACCAGTCTGTCTCAAGAACTTTTTAGCCATTCCTTCAGTAACCTTTTTACCATCAATAGCATCGAGATAGTTAGCGAGAGTAAATCGAGCTTGAATTTCCTTATTGAATTGTTTGATATTGAGTCTTGGAGGAGCTCTTTCTTCAAGAAGTGTTTTGAATACTGAAGCTTGATGTTCTGCATCCTTAGCAGATACAGCATCAGAAGAAGAGCCTAATGGGTTGTATTTAGCTTCACCACTCTTGGTTATTTTGTTGTTATGTAAATCAGTAAGAGAATATCCATCCTTATACTTTTTAGCAGCGGGGCTACCTTCTCCATACAATCTTTCAATCTTTGCAATTCTGTCAGCTCGAGCTTCAGTTGAGATTCGATTATCGGGGATAGCATTTGCCTCAGCAATCATCCTGTCTTTAATATCACTAACAGCAATACGAGGAGTCTCCTTATCAGCCTCTTCCAGAGCAAGCCTCATTCGAGCTGAACTTTCTTTAGCCGCGGCCTCTCTTTCTACTTTCGCAGCATCCTTACTAGCATAATGTCCACCTGAGATAATATCGTCAGTGAAAATCTTTGACTTAATAGCCGTATCAGCAATATCAATTCCTTTATCTTGAGCATTAGCATGAATCTCTTGAGCATCAGAAAATCTCTTACCTGCTGGTCCAACTTCAGTAGCGGGGTTGAGCATATCTTTACTTTCTTTAGCAACCCAGTGTTTTGTTTGATTTTCTTTAGAGAGTCCCGGTTGCCATGTTGTAATAGCTTTACCTGTCATATTTTTAGCTCCAGAGAAGAGTTTATTCGTACCTGTATCAAATGCTTCAGCTCCTTTTGTCACAGCTTCTGAGGCTGGTTTTGAGAACTTTGAAACAAGTGGGAGTTCTGTCTTCTCCATATAGTTACCTACCTTACCAGATACTTTTCCGGCAACGTTAGATACTGCTTTAGATACTGCTGGACCTGCTACTTTACTTGCAACAGTACCAACTTTATTTAGTATAGGAGCTCCAAACTTATCTAAAAGTTTACCTCCAGCCATACCGAGAGCTGTATCTGTAACAAGCTCAGTAGCTCCTTCAGGAGTTGTAAAAGCTTTATTGCCCTGATTCTCAAAAGCTGTTCCAGCCCCCATAAGAGCTCCACTGGCGAGTATTGTTCCAGGCCCAGCTAAACCGAAAGAAACCGTCTGAGCGGCTCGTCCAACTTCTTTAGTGAAGTCATCCATATTTCTAACAACCGGAGCAACATATCCTCCGATTTTATCTTTTGAGAATTTATCGAGTGTATCCTCATCAGCACCAGCTATTGCCGCCGCAAGCTGTACTGGTCGCGCTACCATTGTAGCTACTGGTCGTACTATTGATTTTACGATACCATCACCTTCTGGTTGAACAGGAGCTGTATAAGACGTTGAAGCTTTACCAAACTTATTGAAATCAATTTTACCTGTAGATGGTGTTGGTGTAGCTACTGCTGTTGAAGTAGACCCAGTATATTGCGGAGTCTGTGTTGTTGCACTGGTTGATTTTCCGAACTTATTGAAGTCTACTGCCATATATTATTCTGAGTATTCTACTATTGCTCCATCTCTTATAAAGTCCTCAATCTCGTGTGTACTTAATTGCTGAACCTGACTCTCACCAGTTGTAGGGTCTGTAACCTTTACAGGAGCTTCAAGTCCTGATGCTGTCATAAATGCACCTCGCATTTGAACAAGTCCTTTTCTAAAGTCTTCGTCGGACTGCCCTCTCTTGAGATATGTTGAAGCTTTCTCAAGGATTCTACGTTCATTATCAGAGATAGAACCTTGTCCTTTGAGAAGCTGAGAAGCTCCGAGTTCAAGTTTAGCAACTTGCTGGTCATACATATCTTTAGCTTTTTTAGCATCACCCCACATACCACCAGTGAACTGGTCCATAGCACCTGAAATGTTTTCAAGTTCTGGATTAGCTAGGAGTTGAGTTATGGCGTTTACAGACTGGAGTCTTTCACCAGTTGCTGGATTATTGAACTTTGAAGCATTTAAACCGAGCATAACTTTATTTCTGAGTCCTTGATTAGCAACACCTGGAATAGCTGTCTCAATTTTTTCACCAGTTCTGTTAAGTCTTTCAACCCAACCATCAACCGTAGGGTCTTCTCCTACTACATACTGTGTACCATTTGAACTTGTTCCAGAACTAGCTTTTACAGTAGCTTCTTGAAGTCTATATTGATGTTCCTGTGCAAGCTTCTCGAGGTCATACTTACGAGTTGCTGCGAGCTCATCTGCTTGCTTTTTAGCATCGAGTTTTGAGAATACGTCAGAGAGAGCTGGGTCATAGATACCGGCATAAGCTTTCTCAATAGCTTTTAGCTCAGCTGGACTGTAAGCAATACCTGATTTAGAACCTACTTTGTAAGGGTCAGTTGTTCCTGTAGCAATATCGTTACGAGCGTTATTCATTCCATAAGCTTCTTGATTCATTTGTTCAACAGTCTGATTAGGATTAGCTACAGCATTCCCAGCGTATGTTGGAACATCTGGTCTACCTGTCTTCATCTTTGCTACACGGTTATTCACAACTTCTTGAGCTGTATAATATGTTCCGTCTGGTTTAATAAATTCTGGATTAACTCCCTGATTTTGAGGAGTTGCTGGAGCCGGAGCTGTAGTACCATGTTTAAAAATAGGTTTAGGTGTAGCAACAGGAGCTGGAGCAATAGGAGCAGGTACTACTGGAGCTGGAGAAGTAGAAGTATTATTATAACTACCAGCGCTGTAAGGCAACTGATAATTATTACCAGGCATCATAGGGGTTGTATGAGCTGTTGGAGATACGTTTATTCCTTTTAAGAGGTCCGATAATTGTGACATATGTTTAATATTGATTTTTATAACCAGTCGACACTAGCTTATTTCCCTTATTCCAAAGTAAGCCAGCAGCACGAGACTGCTTAGCAGCATTAGCCGCGTTAATGTTCGTACCTTGATAATTTGAAGCCCCGACATTGTATATACTCGATAAACCTGAAGAACCAACTCCACCAGTTGCGACATTGGGATTGTAAGTATTTGTACCAGCTGTAAAATACTTTGATAGATTGTTTGCGTTATTGTTGCCATACTTATATTGATAGTCACGAGCAGTATTACCTACATTTGAAGTAAGTGTTGCTAGTTTATTAGCGCCTTCAGTCTGATAAGCATTTTGAAGATTCTGTTCTTTTTGCTTTCTACCACCGGAGAATAACACACCTTGGTCAGCTGAGTTCTGGTCTAATTTAGTTTTATCTTCTTGAAAAGATTGTCCAGCTGTTTGTAGATATGTCTGGTAGTCATTCTGACTCTTCGCCATAGCTGATTCAGCATCCTGAGTATCCTTCTGTGTTTCAGCTGCGTAGTATGGGTCAAGAGCTGATGAAGCTTCTGCCATAGCTTGTTGCTGGTCAGCTTGTGAGAATGGAGTCCCATAAGAATTTTCCATCTTAGTAATATCACCTCCAGCTGCGTTATATGAGTCTGTGAAAGTTTTATATACTTGTGGGTTAGCTTGAACATCAGGATGAGTTGCTTCAACTGCTGCGATTTCTGCTGGTGTAGGAGGTTTTGCTCCTGGTTTAGAAGCTGTCATTTGAGAGCCTCCTCCAGCTGGTTGTGATGCTACTGCAATAGAACGAGGACCCCAGTACCCGTCATTACCTTGAGTATCAACTCCCATAGCTTTCTGCCACTGAGCAACAGCATTTTTAGTTTGGTCACCGTAGTAGCCGGTAGCTCCTGCTGGTATTTGAAAACCTTGATTCATTAAGAACTGTTGAAGAGCTGTTACGTCAGCACTTGTTGTCCCCGGTGTTAATGTTTTATTAGGATACATGTTATTATAATTTTATCATTATTACTTATGGCCGTCTACTTTGTATTCGTTAATTTTTAAATCCTTTTTCTCTTTTTTGTAATTAGGATGCTCATATATAATTTCTGTTACACCTGTTTTTATATGAGTCCTTGTAAATTCTTTTATATTTTCTCTATCCTTAGTTCCATCAGGTTTATATCCTCCGACTATCCCATACACATATTCAGTTTGCCCTCTTCCTGTAAAAGGTTGAGATTCTTTTGTTAATCCTATTTTTACAGCTTCTTCTTTTGTTATTATTTTTGCTTCCATATTTTATGCATAAGGATAATTACCAGCTCCTATTAAATACTTATAACCATCATATCCAATATATGCTATATGACTAAAACCGAATTGACTATCAGCCCATATATATCCAGCTTTGTCAGTCCCAGCATATACTTCTCCGGTAGCTCCATTACTATAAAATGATGCAAATTGTTTTATTTTCCATGGAGCCTTATAATCATCCCCCGTTGAAGTTACCCAATGAAGTTCATTAGATGTATCAATCCATATGCTACCAGCTTTAGAAACTCCTGGTGTTGAGTTTACATAAGTCCCTGTTATACTATGTTTCCATTGATTTGCTACTATATAAGCAAGACTACTACCTTCAACCCATATATATCCTTCAACACTTGAACCTAATAGAGTTGTTGAAGGACAATTTGTTATAGTTATATCTAAATTAGTTGTTGCTATACTTGGAGTACCAGATGCTTCGGCAGTCAATCTATAATTTGTATTATTTGTTATTTCCCAGCCAGCAACTCCTATATTGTAACCAAACCACCTCTCTGTCCATGAAAAAGCTGGTAGTGTATAAGTAAAATTATAACCATTAAGAGCTTGTAAAGGTGGTGAAAAATTAGAACCATCAGTATTACACCACCTTGCATAAAGTAATGTATTCACATTATCAGAGCTTGCTGTATTATTATCGAAATCAAAAATAAAGTGGCCTACACACACTTCCATTCCTGGTAAAAAACCAGACAAATTATAAGATGTCGTTTCTGTTAAATAGCTCCATGCTCCATTATATCTTGTTACAGATGTAGTATTAGCCATATAATCAGGTACTGGCATATTAAATGGTGTTTTATACCAAGTCATTTTCTTTGTTGAATCTGTAAGGTTTTGAACTCCTTGAGATGTATGAAGTGTTACTGTTGCTATCATATTAGTATAGATTTGTTCCTACAGGTAGTTTAAACTTACCAAAATCAAAATTAGAATTATAGCAAGGGAAATAATATACAGTAGTACCAACCATAATTCTTATCATCTTATCTAAAGAACTAGTAACAACCTCACTTCCAACGAATCTAAAAGCATGTTCAAGACCTACTCCAGAATTATTTAAGTCGAAAGTTATTCCATAAGTAGGATTTGCACTATTTGCTGTTGAATTAAGTTCTATGTTTGTACCATATCCACTTTTTGTTATATACAGCGCGGCATTATTTGTAGTTGTACTTGAATTTGTTAGAGATATACTAGGTTGTGTTCCAGAATTGTTTATAGCAATTGCAGGATTAGAACCTGAAGCAAAGGAAGATATATTTAAAACTTTACCAGCACCTCCTTGTGTAATAGATATAGTGTCTCCAGAACCTGCATTATTCAAATCAAAAATACTACCAGATGTCCCTGAAGTTGATGTTACATAAATAGATGGTCCTACTGCTCCACTTGTTCTTTCAAGGAGTATTCCTTTAGCTGAAGCACTTGTTGTACTTTGAGTTATATATATACCTTCATATGTCGTTGAGTTTGGAGTGATTCTCAATATTGAATTACCTGTAGGAGCTCCGATGCTCATAATAAGAGCTGTAGCATCATATGCTTTAAATAAATTAGTAGAACCATCCATTTCAAGTCGTGCTCCGGTAGCCGCTGTTCTAATTAAAGCGCCTGTAATAGTCATAGCATCAATAGCTGTAGCTGAAAGCTGAGCCGTTGTAATAGACCCAGCTATAATCTTATTAGCGTTGATTGAGTTTGCGAGGATATTGTCGGCTGTAATTTGAGAAGCTTGTACGAGATTAAATGTTGCTCCGGTAGATACAACATTCGCTGACTGACACACAGCAATAAGAACTTTTCCTATACCTGTACAAGTGTTGACACTTGTAGTTATTTGGTATGCAGTAAGTGATACGTTGATGTCGAGATATACATATGTCTTTGCTGGGTAAGCACCCATGTTACCAGTATCTCCTCCGACTATAGAATAAGCAGTACCATCAGCAGAAATGAAAGAACCTCCTACCCATCCAATAGTATTATCATCAGTGACTGAAAAGTTACATGTTTGATTCCATCCCCAGTTAGCAATATCGAGAGTCGTTGTTGGATATGTTCCAGGTTCAAGTTGCGCTCCGTTTATAAGTTGAGCGTTGGTATTAAGGTCCTGAACAGTATTCCCTGAAGCAACTGCACTTGATGGCATTGGCGCAACATTAGAAGCGAGCTGGTCTGCCCCCTGAGTAGATATATCCTGTAAGGTCTTATAGAGATTCCTGTTAAGAGATAAGTCTGTTAATTGCATAATTAGTTTTCTTCAAATCCTTTATCCTGAATTGATAAGATTTCAATTCCATGTATTGAGATAGGTGTACCTTTAGAATTACCAACGAGGCGTAATCGTATACTTGCAAAGTCTTCTGTATTAGCGTTCGGCATAAGTGAGTCGTAATCACCATTTACGGTATCAATGTATTCCCACACATTAGCTGTATTCTTTTTATGTTGATACATCAATTTTAAACCACCGGCATTTTGAGATACTACAGTAACACCAGAAATATTTTTTGATTTAGAATACATCTCAGTAAAAGACCTCCATCTATCAATATAATCTACAAAAATATCTGCACCAAAATCATCTGTTCCTGAGTTCATTTTTCCTACCTTACCAGCTGAAGTACCCATAAGAGATTCAATAGTTGTTCCATCATCGTAACGAATCATTGAGGTAATAATATTACCTGTGTAGTCATAGATTGTCCATACTTGAGTTGAAATACTATAACGCATAACACAACTTCCGTAAGTAACTCCTTCAACTGTTACAGAACCAACAGACCATTCGATGTTATCAAATCCATCATATACACCGGTAACATCAGCGTAACCACTTCGTGGAATTGCTTTAACAAAATCTATAATACGACGAGATATTTCAACAGGTTGTCCATCATATGCAAACTTATAAAAACCAGATGAGTGATGGAAGTATAAACCATCTTTAGCTTGAACAATTGATTCCTGTGAGAAAGTTCCTACGTTATATGCAGGGTATGGGTCGACATTAGTTGCACTATAAATACGATAGATATGATTCTCTTTGAATAGTAGAAGTGCTCGTGGTACACGGAATAGTCCTGTTATTGATTCACCGTCTTGAGGTGAGAAATTCTTAATGAAGTTTACAGCTAAGTCAAAAGTAAGTGAGTACGTTGAAGGTGGTGTAAATTGAACTATATCAGTGTAGTAAATAACATCGGTACTCTTATCAGCAATCCACACACGCCCATCGAAACCCGCTTGAATGAAATCACCTTTAGGAAGAGTTGCTGGAACGTTTGTTGTATCAAATGTTGAACCTCCAGATGTCTTTGGTACATCTCCGGCATTACCATTAACCATCCATGTTCTATTAAGGAATTGACTGAAACGAGCCTTACCTGTACCTGTGAGTGTTCTTACTGAAGTCCATGTTGAACCATTCCATACTGATACATCAGTACCAACTTGAGCAAAGAGTCTTTTGATACCTCCTTGAATGTTAAGAAAACCGAAAGCTTTTACACTTCCGGATAATGTTGTTGCATAAGTAGCAACTCCTCCTCGAGAAGTAATAGCTCCCACACAATCAAAGTTAAAATTAAGCGCGAGTTGAGCTGAGTTCTCAGGAGCTACAGTATCATTTAATTGAGCTGAACGGATTGTACCTTCTGTCGGGTACGGTATTTTAATGTTTTTGAGCGTAGTAGACATAATTTATTTTCCCTAATCCAGACCACCACCCTCTGGTAAGATGATGAGCTGAATAGAGCGATTAAGCAGCTCTTAGAACCTGGTAGGAAATAACAGCGTTGTTTGAGGTATTAGCTGCAGAAAGTACGAGAGTAACTGTGTTAGTCGTAGGCGCTGCTGAAACTAAGTAAGCTGCCTGTGTCGGAGCTGTCTGGATTGACGCTACAACAATATCTGTTGCGGCTACACCTGTTACAGTCGTTGCTAGTGAAACTCCTGACCCTGACCAAGTAATCTTTCCTGCATATTTCACATAGTGAGAGTTGGCTCCTATAAGCTTCCATGCTGGGACAGCTACAGTACCATTTTGGAGGTAAACTCCAGTTCCGTCAAGGTCCTGGATAAGAGCTCCTATAGCAAAGATACTTGGATAAGTTGAACCTGATGGTGGTACACCGTGACATGTCCCGAGAGTAACATAACCAGTTGTGGCTTCTACTTCTAGGATGTCGATTGTTGGGATGTTTGGATTAAATTTTGACATATATGTTTAATTAACCGGTAATAATTGTGCTGTCTTGGCCTGTATATAAGTTGTTGAACAATGCTTGTACAAGGTCCTCGAACTTTTTAAGGTCTGGGTCATCACTACCCAACGCTATATCTTTACGATATTTAATGGCATAGCGTAAATACCATTTATAGATTTCTCTATAATGCTCTGGGAGCACTTGATAAAGACTTGTAACATCTGGAAGGAGTGTGTAGTAATCAATATATACGTTATTCCCTTGCATCGAATCTGGTATTATTCTATCGAAGAATAATTTACCATCCATTATGGTGTAGTAGATAGGTTGTGAGATTGTAGGTCTTGACCAGATACGAGTCCCAGCTGGAATGTTATGAGTGATACCTGTTACTCCTGTGAGAGTGTTTGTTACAAGGTCTACACCAGTATAAGCAATTTGCATTATGGTCTGGTTGTAAGCTGTTGTGGCAACATATGCAACACCTGAAGCTACTGATGGAAAGTCGGAAACACTATCAAAAGTAAGTGTTGTGCTTATTGTTGTAGCATCGACCGTTGTATATCCACCCATCACAGAGAAAGCGATTTGATTCCATGAACGTTTGTCGATATAACGAAGGTTGTAAGGAGTGAGTACATTACCAATTAAGAAACGTGCAGCGAGAACTGAACGGTCTGTATCAGTAAAATCAATATCAGTTGGAAGGGGTACAAAGTTACTACCTGCAAGACACTTAATAGGGTGTTCGAAGTTCTGTAGCCACGCGTGACGGATACCGTACAGTTTAGCCTCAGTGAACTTACGAGCATCATCAATAGCTGATAGACAGAACTCAACGTTTATTTTAGGGTCATTCTCTGATACCCCCATAGCTTTAAGAACTGGGTAGATAACACGAGCAACTGAGTTGGTTGGGTATGTTGATGTACTTACTGGGTCTGAGAAGTCAGAGAGTAATCCTGATACGGAGTTTTTCCACTGAACCTTATAAAAGTCAGTTGAGAGTCCTGACATGTCGTATATAACAGTGTTTTGCTGTGTAACCTGAAAGGTCATTGTTGCAAATGTTGTATATGTACCAGCGATAGTTGAACTCTTTGAAACAACTACTTGGTCGTACTTCAATTCAGAGATTGAGTCACCTCTATTGTGAATTGTTGTAGTAGCTGAAGTAGTAATTGCTGTATTTGTATGAGCTGTTGAAGTAACAATTTCAGCTGTTTCAGAACCCATAGAAGAAACAAGAAGAGGTATTGTTGAACCTGTAGTGAAGTCAGCGGCGTTATCTACAGATATTGAAGTAACTCCTACTGCTTTATTATCACTTAGATATGTAGACACTTTAACATCCAGTTGATTCGGGATGTCAATTGTATTTCCGATATTGTGTTTTACAGTGATTTGAGGATACATTGACTATTTACTAATTATAGTCTTTTTATATCCAGAGTACAAGCCTGATGCTGTCAAACCAGAGATAATACCAGCTGACATTTCAACCCAACTTGTACCACCTAATACAATGCTACCAAGAATACCAAGAAGTATTGAAATAATAGGAATCCATTTAGTTGGTACTCCTGCATATTTTATACCTTGACATAAAGCTACAATAATAAGAACAAGCCCTGATATATTTGTTAGTGTCATAGTTTTATGGTTATTATTAAAAGCTTTTTAACGGAGCTATAACCGTGCCTCAAATCCTAATTTTTTAGCACGTTCATATAGCAGGTCTATGTCAGCTTGATGTTTGTAAGTATAGTAAGAGTCTTGATAAATCTCATCTACTTCCTCCTTCCATCTATTATTTACTGGATGGTCGTGAAATATCTTTGCCATCTCAGCCCACTTGTATTTACCTATCTTCTCACATATACCTTGAAGTTCATTATCGCAACCAACATGGAAGTAATCTGTATTAAAAAACTCACCACCGAGATATGGTAAAAGCTTCTTTGAGGCGAGCCAATGAGTTGCAACATAACCTTCCGGCCAGTGCTGGTCATTGAGTCCAATCATACCGTCGAGATTCGGGAACGCTCGAGCCATAGCAAATACCGCTTCCTTGAGAAAATCCTTCTCAGCAATACAGTCATTACCTAAGAACATAACTAACTGCCCTGTACTATCTTCAACACACTTCTTGAGCATTTTTGGGGCTCCTATGTTAGCTGGAATAGGTCTATCCTCTCTTACTATTATCTCATAATTATCGTATCCAGCGTTAGCATGGATAGAGTCAATAAGTCTCTGTAACTTCTCTGGTCGTCCAAGAGTAGGAATACAGATTGATACCTTTAGATAGTAGTGAAGTTCGTATAAGTAGATGTGATAGCCTGGGAGGTACTCAAGACATTTTGAAATATGTTTAAGAGCATTAGGAATATCACCGAGCCATCCATAAGCCCAGTAGAGTAGCTCATGAGGTTCTTGCTCGTACATAGAACGGTCATTTGCATAGTAATCAGTCCAACCTATATTGAGAGCCATCTCAGCATATATTTTAACGAGAAGATGTTGATTATTTAGTTTATAGAATCGTGCTATTTTAATAATTGCTTCACGACGATTTGGGTCATGGTAAAAAGCTTTATGATACATAGCTACTTGTTTTTCAGGTTCGTTTATTTGTCCATAGCAATCTCCCATAAATATAATAGACTGAGCACGTTCTGCTGGCCATCCATTCATTTCAATGTGCCTTTCAAATTCTGCTAATGCTGAATGAGGTCTATTCGTCCACATCAACTCTCTTGCGAAGTAGTGACTCTGACGGTCCTTATCCTGATTCTCATAGCAGTCCAATGCTAAACCGACAAGATAATTACCTCGATGCTCTCCACCTGGAATTTGATAATGTTCAAGTAAAATTGTCTCTTCTGGTAAGAGTAGTCTCTTACCTGTCCCTGAAAGAACCTCATGGACAACTCCTACCCAGTGAATTTTACGACGGTCAAAAAACTTGCTTTGTATAAACTTGATAGCTGGTTTTCCATACATGTCGTGTGAGAATACGAAGTTGTACTCGAACTGTTCGTACCCATCATCAATAAGTTGATTGAGTTTATCTATATCAAAGTTAGTATATGCCTCATCAGCATCGAGAGAGCATATCATATTGTTACTTGCTAGAAACGTTGCATAGTTACGAGCAGCAGCAAAGTCGAATAATCTATTCCCTTCTTTTACAATAGGAGCTTCACCATTACGAATAAAAACCTTATTGATATTCTCAGCAAGGTCTTTATCTATTATCTTTATGAATTTCTCACCAACCTCTGTAACATTACAACCTAATGAACGAGCTAGTTCAGCTGTGCCATCAGTAGAACCTGTATCGAGTAAAATAACCTCACCTCCACGCTTAGTAAATTCCTCTAAACTCTTCATAGCTTTAGGAAGTGTTTTTGCTTCGTTTTTTGCTATAAGAACAATCGAAAATTTTGGTGTTTGCATCAACTTAGCGTAGCATATTTTTAAGTTAATGTCGACAGTTACTTATTCAATTCTGCGCGAGTAAGTTCACCTACATATCCAACAGCTGGTTTAATACCTTTTGCTTTCTGATATTTAATCACTGAAGCTAATGTAGATACACCAAAGTAACCAGTAGGGGTATAGTTTGCAAATCCTTCTGCTACAAGTTTTGTCTGTAGGTGAAGAACATCACCATTTCTCATTCCAAATCTAAGGTCTTTATTAAAAGTAAACTTAATTGGTTTGTTTTTGAAGATAAGAGTACGAACCTCATAGATATAACCATTGTTAAAGAAGTCTTCAGAAATATACTGATAACCTCTATCTCCTACCTCCCCCCATGAGTTTTTTACCTTAATATATTTCTTACCACCTATCATCTCAGCACCACAACAGTAAAGGAAGTGACCCCACTGGCCAGCTCCTGTAGTTACTTTAGGGAAAGATGTATGCCACGTTCCATTATTCTCTCCACGAATAAGAATGATAGCTCCATAGTTGTTAGCTATAGCCTGAGCCACAGCATCAATACTCTTATTATCTACTATAGCATAGGATAAAGCCTGACTTTGAGAAGCGTTAAGTCTAACTGCATCTGTTATATCTTCCTTACTTCTTATAAAAGCTTCATTAGGAGGCAAACCATTATCATATGATGGAAGTACATCTTCAGTAGCCCATCCTTGTTCTATGGCAATTTTACAGTTATCACGAAGGTATGACCCACCATCGCCTAGCCCTGTTTGAGCATAAATAAATTTGGCACTTCTTTCTTCTCTAGTTTTTGTAGAAATAGCTTCAAGAACTTCTCCGTAGTAAGCCATAGCTTGACCCCCACAAGAACCACTACCATTCTGGTCTTTGAGTGAAATAGGCATGTTAATATCATAACCAAGACTCCAATTAAATGGGATAGTTCCCATTCCTAATTCTTCCCATTTATAATCTCTATCGTCGACTGGTGATAAGATACCACCTTTACCAAAGTGTTCTGACATATATTTTAAATAATTACATTATTAGTTCTGCATGCACAAGCTGAATAGTATGTGCTGCAGCAGTTCCTCCGTTATAACTAGCTCCTATACCCAAAGAAGCAACTGTACTATCAAAACCAGCTGATGTTACTGAGACAGATTTTTTAGCATTAGATAGACCTGTGGTAGTAAGGTTTGTTGTAAGTCTTGAAATTCCTTGTAAAACTGCTGTTGTAGTCCCTCCAACTGTTCTAAATGTACAAATTACTTGATATAAACCAACGTCAGCTGCAGCTGTACCTGCACCAAAAGTAAATGCACACCTAGAAGTATCTGCTATTGTTCCTGCTGTACCAAGTCGTACTGTTACAATTGGTGTAGCTGTACCTGCTGCTGTTTTTGTTACATCAAACCATAATTTATAAGTAGTTCCAACAGCAGGTGTAGATGAGAATACTATAAATGAACCAGCTAGATATGTGTCAGCGGCAAAACCAGTTTGAGAAGTTGTACTACTAATATCTAATATAGAACTTGCTCCAGCTGGACCTGTATAACCAGTATAACCAGTAGCTCCTGAACCAGCTGGTCCAGTGTATCCTGTATAACCTGTTGGACCAGTTACTGTTGAAGCTGAACCTCCTGGACCTGTGTATCCGGTATATCCTGTTGGTCCCGTAACAGTTGAAGCTGCTCCACCTGGACCTGTATAGCCGGTATAACCTGTTGGGCCTACTCCTCCTGGACCTGTATAACCAGTATAGCCAGTTGGACCTGTGACTGTTGAGGCTGTACCGTTAGGACCGGTATATCCGGTATAACCAGTATACCCAGTAGCTCCTGCACCAGCTGGTCCTGTATAACCAGTGTAACCAGTTGGTCCTGTAACTGTTGAAGCTGTGCCGTTAGGTCCGGTATAACCAGTATAACCAGTAGCTCCTATTGGTCCTGTGTATCCGGTGTATCCTGTAGCTCCAGCTCCAGCTGGACCTGTATAACCAGTGTATCCGGTATAACCTGTAGCTCCCGCTCCTGTTGGTCCTGTATAACCAGTGTATCCGGTATATCCTGTGAAGTTACCTGGACCTGTATAACCAGTATATCCAGTAGGCCCGGTTACCGTTGATGCTGTACCATTAGGTCCGGTATAACCAGTGTATCCGGTATAACCTGTTGCACCTGCTCCTGCTGGTCCTGTATAACCAGTTGGTCCTGTAACTGTTGAAGCCGCACCACCAGGACCTGTATAACCGGTATAACCAGTTGGGCCTGTAACTGTTGAAGCTGCACCTCCGGGTCCAGTATAACCGGTATAACCTGTTGGACCATTGGCACCAGTGTATCCGGTATATCCTGTTGAACCAGCCCCAGTTGGACCTGTATAACCAGTGTAACCTGTATAACCAGTTGACCCTGCTCCTGCTGGGCCTGTATAACCAGTGTATCCTGTATAACCTGTTGACCCTGCTCCTGCTGGTCCTGTATAACCAGTTGGGCCTTGTGTACCTAACTCATAACCGCCTACTGTAACTCCATCACCTATGAATATTTTACCTAGTGTAGTATCAAAAAGAATATCCCTACTAAGAGGAGTTACAGCCATTCTCTGAGCTGTCGTCATGTATGGTAATTGAAATCGTTCAAGTGACATATTTTTATACTGTTGAGTATTGAGAACTTAATAAAATTCCTCCTACCGCACTTACATTATACACCGAAGCTGTAAGAATATCTCCTCCACCTCCAGGCCCACCTGATTGATTTACATAATAAAGTCCTGTTCCGGATGGGTCTACAGCTAATACTTGTCCAGGTGTACCAAGAGCCATTATCTCTGCTAAGATAAGTTCTTCTTCTGGTGTTAGTGGTATCGAAGCATTACCTAGATATGTCATAGATAGTATTATCTAGCGACAGTAGTTTTCATTGTCTCAATCATCGCTAAGTACCTGTTAATTTTATCCTCCTTTAATGAAAGCGCATTTGCATAGACGTTGAGAGCTGATTCTTTATCTCCGAGTGAAGTGTATCTAGCCTCAATATCTTTATTCTTTTGGTATAGCTCCTCATCAACTGTTGAAAGCTTATCATAAGCATTTTTAAGTGTAATATTTACACCAGCTAACTCTTCTTGTCTTTTTGCTATTTCATCATCAAGCTCGAGCATACTTGTTTTTTTTACAATAATCTCATCATCAACCATTCTTAAAATACTTCTACCAACTTCAAGCTCAGCATTTGCTTTATATTGTAAAGCTTCACACTGTTTTATATATTTCTCATTCTCTCCTTTAATACGCAAAGTCTCAGCATTTACTGCTGTCATAGTATCGTTAGCTGCTCTAATAGCATCTTCGATATTATCTGGTAAGTTTGTGGTTACTGAACCTGGTGACATTCCGCTCATATAGTTATATTATATCTTATTTAGTAAAAGGGAACAATTCTTTAAATAACAACCATGCTATTCCTATCCCAGCTACAATTATTCCTATTTTTGCAGTCATTGTTTCTTTCCATATTTCTAGCTTAGAAACACGCCCGTTTGTCTTAATAGTCTGCTGTTCTATTCTATCAAGTGTTACTTTTAATTCACCAAAATAGTGTTCAAGTTCTCTATTAGAGAGAGAATTAGTTAGGTGCTCTTTTAAGATTTCTGTTAATTCATCTATTTTTTTGTCATTTTGTCTCATGCGTTCTTCCATATTAAATCATTCTAAAGAGAAATGAACCACCTGGAACTAGTGTGCTAAGAAATGGATATTGTAAACCTGCACCTCCATTATAAAGTGTTGCTATTTCTCCTGCTGTTAAAGCACGATTCCAAATACCAAATTCATCTTGTTTAGTTGATGAATGATTTGTTGCCGCATTAACACCGTCCCAACCTAAACCTGCCCAAGAAGTAACTCCAGAAGCACCATTACCAGAAGTTGCTAATGTAGATGAAGCCACATTATCAACATATCCATATACGTTTGTTCCATCATATACATACACAAGATGATGGTAATTGGTTGTGCCTAATGCACCGTTTATATTTACTGCATTGTTACTTAAATTTTGCTTTTGTCTATTAAAACCAACTCTAATTGTACCTGCATTATACTCATACCATATTAAATTATTTACATTAGTTGATGAATCACCACACCCAGCAATAAAGTAAGTACCTGTAGTTATTTCTGCATTTAACTTAACCCAAGTAGATATAGTGATTGGTCCACCAGTGATACCTAAATTACTAGCTACGTTTAGATGTTTATTATTTGCATATAATGCTAAATCTACACCATTGTTTATTAGACCTGCTGAGTATGTTGCTGTACCAGTATTTATAAGTGTATTACTTCCTATTGAATCAGCAGCGTTACCACTAATGTCATCAAGCTTATAGTAAGCTACAAGATTTGTTGATAATGACATATTAACAGTTTTGTCCAACTATAAAACCATCGTAGGTATTAGCACCTGTACGAATGAATCCGAAAGTATCTCTTTTACTTACTGTAGCAGTAAGAGTTGGCGCAACTCCACCTGCCCATCGTACTGTAGCGAACCATGCTGTTATCGTTGAAATAACAGCTCCTTGAAGTATTGAAATGATAAAAGGTTGGTTATTTGTAGCTCCTGTAATAGCAAAGGTAATAGCTGTACCAGAAGCGTGTCCTGTTACTATGTGCATATTTTGTGTACTACAGTCGATTGTAACTGTTTGAGCTCCAGTAGCTGGAGTATATGTCGCACCTGTCGGAGCTACAGGGAAAGAGCCAGTATAACCGGTGTAACCAGTTGGACCTTGAGTACCTGTTGGTCCTGTATATCCTGTGTAACCGGTATAACCAGTTGGTCCTGTAACTGTTGAAGCTACACCGTTAGGTCCTGTATAGCCAGTGTAACCTGTTGGTCCTGTAACTGTTGAAGCTGCACCGTTAGGTCCTGTATAGCCAGTGTAACCTGTTGGTCCTGTAACTGTTGAAGCTGCACCGTTAGGTCCTGTATAGCCAGTATATCCAGTAGCACCGATTGGACCTGTATAACCAGTATATCCAGTAGCTCCTATTGTTCCATTTGGTCCTGTATATCCAGTATAGCCAGTTGGTCCTGTAACTGTTGAAGCTGCACCTCCTGGTCCAGTGTAACCTGTATATCCAGTAGGTCCGGTTACTGTTGAAGCTGTACCGTTAGGTCCTGTATATCCTGTGTATCCTGTATAACCAGTATATCCAGTAAAGTTACCTGGACCTGTATAGCCGGTGTAACCAGTAGCACCAGCTGGACCTGTGTATCCGGTGTATCCTGTAGGACCAGCTGGAGCAGAAGAGCCTGAGTTTACCCAAGCGTGAGTTGTCCCATCCCATACCCAGAAAGTATCTGTACTTCCAACAAGAGCATAAGCACCTTCAATACCCGTAGGATATGCTGCGTTAAGAGCGGCTGGAGTTGCAAAGAATCCTAGGTTATTTGTGTCTACACTTTTATTGGATAGATATGTCATATGTTACATTATTTTTTTAATAGGAGATGTCTTTTGAGCTACAAAAAAAATCTTTGATAACTCATTGATGTAGTAATTAGCTTTTTCAACATTTGCCTCATTAGTATTATATAACTTTTGAACACTATTATTAAGTTCAATCATTAAGTTGTTCATCTTTGCAACGTTCTCATCGTTTACTTGAGTAGCACGAGAAAAAATACCATCAAGTATTTGAGTTCTTTCAAAAACACCTTCGTATGTTCTTACAGCAAAATCAGTAGTTTCAATAATTTGATTTTTAGTATTTTCAAGAGATTCTATTTCTTTTTTTACAGAAGACACCTCAGACTGAAGCTTTGTTTTTATTTTTTCTAACTCAGCTACTTCTAAAGAAATAAGACTAGCTAAATCTTTCTCATGGTTATTGAGTTCTTTTATTCTACCTTCTGATACTAAAATCCTATTAGATAGGTCTGTATTTGACTCGACTAGCGCAGAGTTACTCTTTTTTAATGACTCATTCTCTTCCCTTTTAGAAGCAATTTCAGATGTTAAAGAATCTCTTTCACTGGCCCAGGTCTTGATTTGTTTATTCTGGTCTGGAGTGAAATCGTTCATATTAGTATCTGTAAGAGTAATCAACTGTTCCAATAAATGTTCCTGATACGCAGGTTAGTATAAAAGCTTCACCTGGTTTGCATTGGAATCGAGCAACTCCATCATTTCCTGGTTCATCACTTTCTGTAAGTCCTTGTCCGGCATCGAGAGCAAAAGTTGCAAGTGTACGACTACCAGCTTTTATAGCAATAGTTCCGGCTACACTTAAATCTCCCATTATTTCATGTATATAAATCCAAGCATCTGGGTTTGCTGCAACTACTGTTGTATCTCCTGGAGCTGCTGTTACTCCAATTGATGTTTTAGCTGTATGTACATCTTGTATCATAATTGTTTGTTTATTTTATAATTTCCCCAACCCCACTCCTATAAAGGAGCAGAATGGATAAACTATTAGATAGTTGAACCGTCACCAGCTGACCACATCCAACCACGAAGGTCTGATGCACCCATAACTGCTAGTGAGTTGAAGTTTAGCACGAGGTCCTGGTTACCGAGGAGGTCTACAACCGCAGGTTCTGCGCGTGTAGGGAGAGCCTCAATATACTTGAATCCGAAGTCCTCATTCATCATGTTTGAGTCAAACATACCCCAAGCGAGTCCTGTAAGTCCAAGGTTTTCGTAAGCTGAAAGCTCTACAACCTTGAAAGTATCAGTAGCTGGAGCGTTATTGAAGAGGTTTGATTGCTGTGGAGCAAGACCTTTATCAATAGTACCCTTAATTGTCTTAGCATACTGAGCTGTTGCTGAGCCTGAACGACATACAAGAGTATCGAGCTGAGAAATCAATGGATTTCCACGACCATCCTTCTTGAGTGAGTGCTGACGACGAGCTGCAAGGAGTGCTGAGTAAGTGAACTGTGGTGAGTTAAGTCCATCAACGATAACGTTTGACCATGTAGGTCCTCCGTCCTCACGAGGGTGAACTGCTGACCAGAACTCTACTGCATCTGCTCCAAGTGTTGAGATTGGAGTATTTACACCAACGTTGTTGATTGGAGTCCATGTGAAAGATGTATTGAATCCTTGTGCAAGGAGAGACTGTGCGAGGTAGTTCTTTGCATGCTCAATAGCATTCTTTCCTTCGATAACCTTTGACTTTACAGAAGACTTGATTTTAGCTGCTGCTGATTCAAAGAGGAAGAAGTTTGACTGGAATGTAAGACGAACTTTCTTTGTGAAGTGCATCTGTACATAGTTCTTTGTAAATCCTTGGATTGGTGCATCTGATGCTCCAATACCTCCATCTGGAATAATTTCGGCCATTCCAAGACCTGTAACTCCAATGTCTGTATAAATACGTTCATTGTTGTCCACTTTGAACATGAAGTCTAGGTATTCAGCTTTAACTGAAGGTGATACCTTTGGAGCCACATGCTTGAGCACATTGTTTACGATTACTGCGTAATCATTGATTGTTCCTGTCATGATAGTTTATTTATGATATTAGTAAAATTATACAACGAGGAATCTAACAAGAATTTTCTTGTCAGCCGCAACTCCGAATGTACCGACCTGTTTAACAATACCTACAGCACTTGTAGTACCAGTATTGTTTACTGTATACGCGTTAGCTCCAAGAATCATATCCTGGCCGTTGTGAGTCTCATCTGAGTTATTAGTTGAGTCTACGAGGTAAACATCACCTTCATGGATAGCGAGAACCGGAACCTGAGTAAGAGCATCAGCTGATACTGTTGTCTGATTAGCAACACCTGCGATTGTAGCGCGAGTAGAACTTGAAGTTGCTGCAACAAGAAGACCACCTACGAGGTCGTAGAGGTAATTCTGTGTAGTTGCCGTAGCTGAAGCTTTATTAGCATTTACAATTTCACGGGTATTCTTAATCTTTGATTGAATGAATCCTGTCATGTATGTGTGAATTAAAGTCTGGCTTTAATCCGATAGGAGTTCGAGTGCTTTAGCTTCTGACATACCTGTTGCCATAAGTTCTGAGACTGACTGCTTCATTTCACCTGACATAGCAGCTTTGGTTATTACTGTTCCGCCTGGGAATTGCATAGCATTCACTTTCTCTTGAACATTTGCTCCAGCTAGTACACGCTCTGAGATAGTTTCAGATGGTTTGAACATGCTTTCACGAGCTAGTTCGAGGACTGTCATCAATTCTTTACCACTCTTGTTTTGCCAATTGTAGTTAGAATCAACGAAGTCAAAGAATACTTCTCGTGTATCATCATCTTTAAGTTCACCATATCTATCAACGAACGATTTTAGAGTTGATTGTACTTCAGCTGCGGCTCGCTCCTGTTTCAACACCTCAAGGATGTCTTCTTTAGTTGCTCCACCTAACTGCTGTAATCTTTCTCTGTCTGCTTTTAGCGATTCGTCCTCTTCTTGGACTACTGCCTCACTCTCAACGAGTGGGTTAGTAAATCTATCTTTTCCATTAAGAGTCTTTATTTGATTCTTAGTGGTCTGAATCTGTTCAGAAATGTTTTGTTTTTGGTCTTCGGTTTTTGCGAGCTTACGCTTCTTCACAAGGTCCATGAGTTCAATTCGTTTCTCGTAAGATTCGTCTGACTCAAACTTTCCTTTGTTTGGAACTCTAAACTCGTATTCGTCCTTTTTGACTTCAGGAGGGGTACTGGTATCCTCCGCCTTAGCTTCAGCTGGTGCTGCTGCTTCGGCTTTGACCTCTACTTCAGGAGCATGAGGTTCATTTCCAGTTTTTATAGCTGATAACGTTGCTTCGAGCTCTGCATCAAGCGCGGCATCTTCATTAACAACTACTTCATTTGTGAGTGGGTCCATATGATTTCCGCTCGTATCGTGAGGGTGACGATGGTAACTTAATTATATAATGTAAAAAACTATCTTGCAACAAAATTAACAAACGGCAAGATTCTTTTTAGCTTAGCTTGGAAGGTTACAAGGTTCACTGAACCTTCTGCTATGAAAGAAATTGCATGCTTCTGAAAATCTCCGTTGATTGACTCGTGCATGCGACCTACTGTTGTTGAATACTTGATAGGAATAATAATTATATAAACTTCTTTATCAACTGTTTTGTAGAAGAGTACATTGTCTTCTGGTTTGAATACGTTATTGAAAGTTTCGATAAGGTCTTCACGAGTTACCGGTAGTCCTACAACGTCATTGAATGATACTGGAGTAACAGCTTTTGAATCACCTTCTGCATAGAAGTAATCCTCTGGCTTCATATCCTTACCTTCAACGTTTTTTAAAATAGGTTGCTTCTTTGCTTTTTTATCAGCAACTGGTGCTGGAGCTTTATTAGCAACTTTTGTAAGGTCTACTTCAAACTCATTGTCTTCTTTTTTGATTTCTGTCATAAAAAATGGTTATCCTACCACTAAAGGTTTTAAAATAATAATGTTCAATTTGTTCCATTGAACGAACCGAGGTTTTTAAACGAGGAGTAGAATTTTTTCATAAAGTTTTCTTGGACAGGTTTAATTCTATCGCGTACACTTTCAAGGTATTCAACAGTGAGTGTTGTTATAGGTACATCCATATTTATCTTGGCAATCTTCATAGCTTCTTCTATGAGAGCAAACTCTACCGGATAAGGATGTTTGTAGTTAAGTCTAATCTTTTGTCCAGCTTTCATATCTTCTGTAAGCTCACATTCTAACTGTCTCGCTACTTCTACTACGTTGATACGGTCCATTTCTACGAAAGCTGGGGTAAGTGTATCCTGGTTTACCTGTTCCATCATAATACGAATCATCTCATCTGATGATATTTCAAAAAAGTCTCCGGATGGAGTGATGAATTTCATAAGCTTCTTTTCAGTTGCTTCTTCTGAATATTTTAACTGTATTGTATATGTTGGTGTTTTGAGTTCTACTGATTTTGACATAATTAGTCTGGTATAGGTTCTCCTTGTCTTATATTATCTATAGCTACGACAAGTCTTTGAATAAGATTAGATTCAACTTCAAGTGTTATTGCATTTACAAGAGTAAGATACTCTGTTCCTGATATAACTGTTGTAAGTTGAGTGCGACATTTTTTTAATAATTCTATTGCTCCTGGAGCGTTATCACTCGTAGCAAATGTAATCATTTTGTGTTTTATTGTTTGGTCTTCCATATAAAAAAGCATAGCACATAACGGTGTCGGTGTAAAATAAAAGCACTTATTTTATTAAGTGCTTAAAAAATTTATTTTCTTTTTGTTATGTTGAGTTTAACAGCAGGGTCTATCCATGTGCTATTTATTAGCTCAACTATTTCTTTGGTACTTTTTTTTTGAAGATACTGTGCCAAGCTTTATGATGTTGTACTGGTACTTCTTCTTGCTTTACTTCTTCCTCTTTCTGTAGATAGTAAATATAAGCTTCTACATACTCAGGAATAACAGCAAGTCGTTTGTATTTAAAAACATCAATTACACAGTCTTTTATTTCATTGTACTTCCAAAAGTAAGCAGTTTGAAATAGTAGTTGTTCATCACCATCTGTTTCTTTTAGTAGTTGAATTATATATAAGAACATAATTCACCTCAAGTTATAGAAAAAGTTTGGTTTGCAATTGATGTGAAAGAAATACTTAACTCTTGCTATTACACAAATAAAATATCCCTCACTTCCAATCTCTTTTTCACAGTGATTACAAATCATTTTTATCTCCTAGTAAGTAGATTGTATATACACCTTGCTCATCAATTATGACAAGAAAGACCAAGTCTTTATGTCTAACAATGAGAATGGTATTCATTTAGTTTCTCCAAAGTCTAGTGGTTTTTGAGCTTGTTCACTCTCACACTTTTTGGAGCAAGTCCCGCTATCTGCATACCTTCCATAGTACCCGTAGAGTATTGTCTTACCACAAGTGATACATGGAGTAAAAAGTAGAGTTACCTCCTTCTTACCCTCTTTATCACTTTTTGGTGTATAGTCGATAGGTTTGTTATATCTGTTGCTTCCCATGATTACCTCCTTTGTAAAACAAATTTAAAGTCTGGGTCTAACCAGATGTCATTGATAATCTTTACAATCTGTTCAGCAGAATAATTCCTAAAAAGATTGTGCCATGCTCTATGTTTTGAAACAGAAACATGACTCATATTTTCATCAATATTCTTACCTCCGAGAGAACGAGGTTTTCGATGGTGCCAATCATGGTGTACTTTCTTCTCACGTTTAGCCATATTAACCTCCCTTATTTTCAATTAAAAAGAACTGGTCTTGGTGGAGAGCATCTCACTCTCACTTAGATACCAAGCTTTTAAAGTATGCGAGCGTTCGTGCAAAGTTTTCTTTAGTATAGTTAGGTGAACCTTTGGTAACATAATTATCCATATAGTCTTGTGTAATAGTCTCAGGTGTCCAGTCTGTACTTGATGCTTTTTTAAGCATAAAAAAATCACGAGCTAATTCTCCGGCTCCTTCTGGTGTTTTTAATTTTTGTTGTATCTCGTTAACATCTCTTCCTGGAAGTAATGGTAATCCGTGCTTTGTTGATGATGCGGCTGGTGCATTTCTATCTGGAATAGATTTGGCAAGTTCTCCTAAAGCTACTGGAGTAAGACCATACTCACCTCCACTTCCAACCATATACTTCTGTATTCTACTTTTCTCATTCCCATTTACCGCAGGTATTATATATCTTCTCTGAACATTTGGGGGAGTATTAGGACTTGTTCCACCACTTGATTCAAGCTCTCTTAAATAAGAAGCTATCCCAGATTGAGGTACCATCTTAGGGGCTTCTGGTTCTCTTGTATAAACTTCAGGTTTTGAAGAGAAAAGTCTACTTAAAAAACTTCTTTTAGGAGCTTTAGTAGAACTGGATTCATCGTACTGCCCTGGGTTGTACAAGTCAGATAGTGGCATATTATTGTCCTGGGAAGAAAGGAAGGTTAGCAGCCCTACCCATAGAAGCATCAACAGCTGAGCCCATTGGTGATTGAGGTCGTGGTACTTCATTTGGATTTTGTGGTTGCATTGGGTTTGTTCCATCTTGAGTCATTGAAGAACCTTTACTGAGAGCCATAGGTCCAGCTGATTCACCTCCAGCCATTGTCTGCATAGCAGTATGCTGTGCATCCTGTTGCATCTGTTGCTGTTGCATCTGTTGCTGTAGTTGTGAAGGTTGCTTGTTCAAGATAGCATCGTACTCAGCTTTACTAATATAGTCATAAATATCCTGTCCTTGAATATCAAGAAGTTTCTCAAGAGCCATGAGCTGTGAAGCCGCGGCCTCGGGGTCCTGATTTCTCATAGAATAGATAAGAGTAATTTGATTTGTAATAACAGGGAAGAGCGCCATAAATGTTTGCTTCTGTATTTCAATAGAAGGTAGAAGCATTGAATCTGGGTCTATAATGAAATCAACATAGTCGCTCATGTGGCCGTGAGCCTTCATCTCATCGAATAACTTCTTTGAAGAAATTGTTCTCGTTGGTACATTCTCGAGGAGTTCTCCTTCTGGAGTAAAGTCAAAACCGAGGCGTAGGTTCTTTGAAGCTGCTACTGCATGCTTACCTGTACCCATTCCTTCATCATCAACAATCTCTTGTGATTCCATGAAGTAGTCCGGATTCTGCTTTGTAAACTCAGCGAGCTGGTCCTGAGAGTCAATCATAAATACCTTATCAACAGAGTATGTCTGCATAATCCAAGTATTAGCAATATGCGCATCTTTCTGTAGACCTGTAACAACTGAGTTCTTTGGAGGAGTAAGACGATTATACGCAGCTTCCTTGAGAATAACTGTAGAACCGAGAGTTGTCTCAGACTGAGCTCCGGCTACAATGTTATTAACACCTGTGTTCTCCTCGATATTCTGCTTCTGCTTATCTCCAAAGAGCATACCTTGCTGTACGTTTCCAGAAGTCTTCACAACATCAATATCTGTACCAGGATGCTTAGGGTTTACGATGTTTGGACCACGTTTATATGTAGCTGTACCGTTCTGTACTTGAGCCCCGAAAAGAAGAGGGAATATTTCTGCTTCCACCTGCTGAGCATTAAGAGAGTTGATATATGTATAGATAGCAGTATTACCTCGCATCATTTCATAGAGTCCAACTCCGTGTGGGTCGTTAGGATTCTTTACAAAACAACGAGCTGTAACAATAGAACCATGTGAGCCATCGTTTGGAAGTTCACCGTCATAAATAACCATCTTTCCGCAAACAATAACGTATCGGTTTAGAAGTTCATTCTCGTAGTATCCAATAGTTACGGATGTATGTAGCTTCTCACGGTTTTCATCTTTAGCTTCTTCCGATACAGAACAATACTCGAGATTTTTCTTATTCTTTTCAGCATCCGGATACATCGCATAGAACTCATCCTTTAGCATATCTTTTTCGTAGTATGCTTCTCCCCATGACCAATAGTCTCCGTGGTTGAATCCGACTCCGAGCCATGTTCTTTTAACATCCATAGGCTCACGGTAAATATCATCGTATAGAATCTTATCAACTCCTTTACGTTTTACTTGTACTCGACGAGGGTAGACACGCCAAGCAGCCCATCCGTATGTGAATAGGTTTTGATACACCATCATAAGAGTATTCTCTCCGTTACCACCTGTCATACTCCAACTTCTCTTCCAAAGCTCATAAGCAGCTTTCGCGTAGATTTTATCATCAGCCACAACTGTAGCATCCGGCAACTTCCCCGCGAGTACACTTGTAGCAATCATAATCTTTGAGAAAGCTATCGGCTCTTGAGATACAGGTACACCGGAACGATTCTGGTCACGGTCCGTTAATTTCTGTGGATATACGTTAATATCGTACGCACCGTTGGCCATTTTATTGTAGAACACCATTGAACCCCATCCAGATTTCTCGTAGAGCTTCTGTCCATAGGTTACGTTCGTATTTACGAGATTTATTTCAACTTCTGCGGCTAGAGCATCGAATTTTTCGCGATATTGCGACTTCTTCATCTCTTTTTTCTTATTTTCGATAAATTCTATCGTTTTTTTGTCGTCTTTTTTAACTTTCGCAGAGGAAGTTGGATTCATAATATAATAATAACGTTTATTTTAATAAAGTGCAATTAGTTATCGTTCCACATCGCATTAAAATGTGAAAGTGAATCCTTCTGCTGAGTTTCTTCGATATATTTTCCCTGTTCTTGAAGTACAGCGTATCCAATTGAGGCCGCCATGACGATGTCATCGTGCTTTCCGAGCATCGCTTCCGCTTTTCCTTTCGCATTTCGCACGAAGGTGAACATCTCACCTAATAGCGGAGCTGGGAATCCTTTATCTTTTCTAATAAAGACCGCCTTTAGCGAAGCCAGTGAGAATGGGCGTGTAGCACTCGTCGTTTTCCACCCGAAGTATTTCGTAACCTTCTGTGTAATATCATCAAAAGCTTTTCTGTAGTACAGATTGAGATATCCCATCTTCTCGAGAGCATCATTCACCCAGAGTCCGTCCTTGTTCACCTCAATCCCGAGCAGCGCCCAGTTGTAGAACTTCCCGAGTTTATACGCGTCAGTCGCCAATTCATCCGGTGGTACTTGGGACCTGTATAACCCCGCGCACTCCTCCGTCTTATGGTTAATCACATAGAGTACTTGTGCATCTCCGTGCGCGAGTCCCTCCGCCGTATCTCCACCTATGACGTACTTCACGTTCGGTTGCGGAGCTTCGAACATCTCAAAGGACCCCGAAGTCACCGGTTGGAATTGTATTTTCCCATCTCCGGTATCAATCAGTTCACCTTTCACTCCCGGTTTCACTTGAGATAGTAGAGACGACACTTTCGCAATAGGGAAGTAACTCTGACCCGTCGAAAGAAACGCCTCCTCCGCCGTCGTAGGGTATTCCTGTTTGAGCTTCTTTATAGCATCCGTCCCGGACTTCCCTCCCAACTGCAACCACTTCATGTAATAGTAAGTAATTTCAATATCGTCGAGATTATGCTCCTGCTGGTACTCCGCCCACGGTATTTCACACTCTTCCATCTGTGATACCGGCACTGGCGCCGTAATCTTTTTCATTTCCATGTCGTCGTACTGCCAGTTATAAAAATGCGGCATGAACTGCACACGAGAAAGCGTATGGTTTATTTTATTCCTACTGAGCCAGTTCTCATTGAACATCTCATAAAAATATCCGGCCATACCTTCCGCTGTGGACTCAATAAAAACGTACCCATCAAATGGTACCGCTGGGAATGTTCCAGTAATAACTTCTTCCGCACGCTTCGGCACAGTCGCGCATAGTTTAGCGAACTCCGAAATGTGAACGAGGTGGTATGTTCCTGAACGTCCGGAAGTTGATACTAGAATCGAAGATGTAGACCCCACATCCTTTCCGTAATCAATAGTCACCTGAATCTTTCTTGATGAGTTTCGGTTAAGTCTAAAGAACGCCCCTTTCACATCCTCGGCCATATTCCTGAGAGCAAAATCAATCTTTTTGTCGAAAATAGTTACCGCATCCTCGAGCTTGTGCGCAATAATTATTCCTTCCTTGTTGGTAGTGAAGAGTATCTCATCGAGAATATAGAGGTCGATAAACGTAGTGAACCCCAACTGCCGACTCTTGAGAATTATATGTCGATGATACGGGTCCGGAACGTTCAAGTAAGTATCATAAAAATGCTGTTGTGCTCTGTTCATAGAGAACACACTCTTCTTTCCGTCTTTATCAATTATCCAATATAAATTCTTGAGTCTCCACTCTTTACTTTTGATGAGACTCGGATTCTCCGTAAGAAGTTGAACAATCCTCTCATTGTGTTCGTTTACAGGATTTGCCATGCTTAAAAGTCCGTGTCGATATTATACAACGGGTCATCTTCCGGGTCCTTGTATTTCACATTCCTGTACTTTTTCGGTACGAGTTCCGCTACATTATCAACAATCTGTGGTGCGGTGTTAATCGTCTGGTTCTCCACCTGTTGGAGTATCACCGACCTCAGTCTATTATTGTCCTTCCCCTTCTTTGTTTCGTACTCGTCCTTCGGATTAAATTTCGCCCACGCTCCTCCTATAGCATTAAGCGCCCCAATCAGGTCTTTATTTGAGAAGTCTTTCACACCTCGTGATTTGAACTCGTGCATTATGGACAGCGCGAGGCTGTTCGATTCCTGTGCGAGCATGTTCATCGCATTATTGTACCCCTTCGTCTTCTCAATTTTATCTTTTGGAGAAGCTGCTACTGTAGCCGAATACCCGAGGTCCCGAGCAATTCCTGAGCGGTTTTCACCTTTAGCACCCCAAACACGACGAGCATACGCCATCTGTCGGAGAGTAGAACCGTTTTTTGGTATCTGTGGCATAGATATATTATATCATTAGAAATATCCTTCAGGGAAGTTACCAGGAGGTAGTGGTACACCGTTATCATCAACATATACATTGGCTGGGTACATAGCGATATTTCTCTTTCTTGTCTCATTCTCCTCTTCTTTCTTTTCAATATCTTTCACATACTCCTCAATAAGAGTAATCATAACTTTATTCATAGACTTGCCACTGTAAGCCGCTTTACCTTTAAACTTGTTTCTCAAGTCTTCGCTTATCTTTAATATAATTTGTTTGTTATTCATATATTGTAACTATAACATATATTCATATTAAATACAACCAACACAACGAAGTTTCTTATGTTGGTTTACAAAACCTATATGTATCAATAGTAAAAGTGATGTTGGTGTCGCAAAACCAACACAACGCAAGCAAAAAGCAGTTAGGTCGCATAAATAAAAAAAGTATATATATATACATCTTTTTAGTATATATTTATATTATCTTTTTTATTATCTTAATTATTTTAAAAAAATACAATCTTATGTTGGTTTTAGAGAGAAAACCCTTATAAATCAAGGGCTTTTGATACCAACATAAAGAATTGCGTTGTGTTGGCTTATGTTGGTTTGCTAAAAAACCTTTATAAATCAATGGTCCTACGACAACATAAGAAAAGCGACATATGTTGGTTTTGATATAAATTTAATTTTATTGTGGAAATTTTTTTTAGAAATTTTTTTAGGTAAAAAAGATACAGAAAAGGGAGGTGGTGTTCTTATTCACACGCAAGGCGAGAGAGGACATGCACGCACTGCGGGAGGTACAGGATTCTTTTCCATAAAAACATACCCACCCCTATGGAAAGGGGTCACCCCCCGACCCGTCCGGCCTTATTCTACAAGGCTTTTTTAAAGCGCAACAGAAAAAGAAGCGTGTCAATGACATAGGTATATAGTACAGTCAATAGAACAGGCGTTCTATATATAGTGTCATAACAATATTATTGTACGACATTGAAAGTAGCCTGTGTTTAAAGGCTTTTTTAGATAATCGCCAGAAAAGCTATATTTTACGTTATTATTTTACGACACTGCACCCATTGACAACTACCCCCACGCGTGGCAAGACGCAAAAAACCTAACCCCCCAGAAACCGGTCCAGAATAACCCTTATACAACAAGGCTTTTCCGTTATCCACAACTTTCTTTTACATACCACTTGCAATAGCACCGGCACCGTGCTACTATGTACCTACAGGCCGGCAATAACCCCCGCGCCTTGTACCTTTAAAATGAACAATATAGAATTTTCAAAAATACTAACAGACACAACTAACGCGCTAGCACACGCGGACAACGTGAAAGACTACCGCGCACGCTTCTACAAGTTATACCAAGAAGCCAAGGCGGATGGCGTAGCGGTAGAGTATCGTGTACACGAGCGAAGTATAGAAGACAATGACAAGGCCAGTAACCTGCTAGGCGACCCACTAACCACAGAGCTAGAGCATCAACCTAGTAGAATGCCAGAGAGTCCACTATTGAACAACTAACATGATAGTAGACCTCATCTTAAACCGAAAAGAAGGACGCAACCTATCAACCAACGGCAACGGCAACTTGCGCGCATCCTCACATTACGATGCTAAAACGTTCTATAACGACGTGACAAGCTACGGCGAGATAGGCCACGCGATAGCCGAAGCGTTGGACAACGGCGAAGAAGTGGACGTTAAGCGCACACTTTGCGACTATATCAACTACGGCGACTACAACCCTACACTTTGCGACTATATCAACAGCGTACAGTGGATAGACTCAGACGAGTAGACCCCACGGCCGGCGACTCGAGAAGCGCAACAGCGCACAACCTCGAGGAGCTACCCGTGTGACCTAACCAT